ACCATTCTTTACGTACCAAATAACCATAATGAAAATATTTCTCTTTTGTTCGGTCAAATGGACCTTTAATAGATTTATTTATGGCCATTCGAGCACTGAAAGAATTGGGAATTTTGTAACTACTCATATCAGTGTGTTTTCGGACTTTGGTTGGTAAGACCAAAGAAGAACGTGATGATGTTGAACATCGGTCCACGGAAGATGGGTTATTCGATCTTACATTCTCTTCTTCGCATTCTTTTTCCAACTTTTTATAAACTGGTCCGCCTGCTTTTATGGCTCTACCAGTCTTTGGATTATGGGTCTTGTCAGCTATCCACTTGTCGCAATCGTTGTCCATTTTAAGACTCTTTTTAACCTTTACCCGGGGAGAAGGAGATGGTGCTTTTTTAGGTTGTTTAGGCCTTGCATCCCCCTCTTCTTCTTCACATTCTTTTTCCAACTTTTTATAAACTGGTCCACCTGCTTTTATGGTTCTACCAGTCTTTGGATTATGGGTCTTGTCAGCTATCCACTTGTCACAATCGTTGTCTATTTTAGGGCTCTTTTTAACCTTTACTGGTGGAGAATGAGATGGTGTTTTTTTAGGTTGTTTAGGCCTTACATCATCCTCTTCTTCACATTCTTTTTCCAACTTTTTATAAACTGGCCCGCCTGCTTTTATGGCTCTACCAGTCTTTGGATTTTTTAGTTTATTGTTTAACCATTCGTCGCACATTTTATTATCTCGATTTTTCACTCTTTCAGATGCAAGTTTAGGTGTAACCTTCTTTTCAACTACGACTTTCAAAGGTATATTCATACCAGTCAATTCATTCCATTTTTTAATGGTTGTATTGATTGGCACTTGATGTTCTTCTTCAAACCATTTAGCCAATTCTTTGACTAATTTAAGTTCTTCCAGATAAGAGTTAACTTAAACCATAAATCTTTCATGTTCTTGGGACATGAAAGGTCAAATAATACAAATAATAAAGTAACATGGAAAATTTAACCATAGTCGCATTCTTAATTGGATTTTTTGTAACGTGGACAATTCTATCCATAAAAGAGTTGCCAAAGAAAAAAAATACAACGGATGGAATAAGTGATCACAGTTTGATCAAAGACTATCAATATAAACCAACCTACCATAAAAGGTTGGTTTTAATCATTGAATCTTTCTCAAATATTGAAGGCCTTTTAACCTTAATCAGAAATATTTTAAAACAAGAAATTAAGGTTGATTCAATCATATTAGTATCGAAAAATGAAACTTTAAATAAGGTTCAACTGATCCAAAATACTTGTATACTAAATAAAGTGGGTGGATTGTCGTTTTTATTAAAAGAAAGCAGCAACAACGCCATACTTTTGTTTATTCATTCGGATGGATTTGATGCTTTCTCTGATCCACAATTTTTGACACAGTTTTTAAACTCCAATTTTTCAACAACGGGTCTTGTTAAGGTCGATACTGACTCTATCAATGTTGACATAGATAGGGTGTATACGTAATAATGAACACTTTTAATGGTTTTAAAGAACCATTAAAAGTTTAATCAACAAGTGTTAATTCAAAGGTTTCAATTAACTTTAATAATTCCTCTTTAGAGTTAACGGTAACTTTCTCTTTTCCTTCTACCTCTATTGACCACTTTTCTTTTTGGAAGGTTACGTCTACCTCTCCTAAAAAAATACTCAAATTTGTTATTTTTGGAAGGTTTAATATCTTCTTTAAAGAATCAATGTCTTTTTTACCTTCAAAATATCCACGAAAAAGTAATTTTTCCAAATTTATCAGATTTTCGAGTTGCACCGAGTATAATTTTACTTGGATTCGGATGAGATCTCCTACTACAGAAGTCAACGGACAGACATTTACTACTCAAAATATCTGGCAATGGTTTGTTTACCCATTTAAATTCATAGTATCGTAATTCTGTTTAAGAACCTGTTGATCCAACATTAATTTAAATATGGTATGAAACTCCTTAAAAGTCATGGGTATATCGTTTTTCTCTATAATTTCATTTTGGTAAAATAATATCCGTTGTCCGAGTTGAATAGTGAGATCATTCCAATCAACACTTTTAAATACATTTTCTCTCAAGTGGTTATCCGAAAAAAAATTATCAACAGTTTCATACAACCTTAATTCTTCACCATCTTTATAGTAAGAATCTAATGGTAGCTCTTCTCCATCAAATGTTAGAGAAAATTGAGCATGTAACCAAGCAACATTATTAATTTGTACTTCTTGGTTCGAAGTCAGCGGAGCTGAATAAATAATATATAATATCTTATTAGGGTTATTCGAAACCATTAAAATCATAAATTTCAACTATATAAGAATATACCTTAAAATAAAGATAATGGAAGAACCTACTTATTTAGATGATGTAGAAGAGTCTAGAAATCGACCAGACAAGTCGGTACTAGCTATACGAACTATGTGCCCAGAAAAATTGTTAGTGGCTGATGTAGCCTTTCCTGACCAAGTTAAACATTTATGGTTGAATATGAGGTTTGACAATTGTGATTATAATGCAATGGAAAAACATCTTTATCAAAAGGACTGTGAATGTCCTTATATGAGTTGTAACTTTTGTAGTTGGGAGAAAAAGTATACTAATATGTTGTGTAAAGATTTGGTTAACTTTAACCACCTTGAAACGCTTACTGTGACTGATCTCAATCTGAGTTCCGACTTGTGGACTCAGTTTGCTCAAAATTCCAAATGTCTCAGAGAGATCGTATTTACATCTGCAAATTCTGCAAGTTTATCTCATGATTGTTTTTGTTTTGATGGAGACTTTGATGACTCAGATGACCATAAAGAAAAAGGATTAGAAGCGGTGCTTAAAATACCCACTCTCAAGAAGGCGTCGTTTTTAAGGTTAGAGTTACCTTTTTTTCCAAAAGGACCATCGGCTATTGATCATCTTGAGTTGTACGTTGAACCTTACTCTTATGTTGGTGATGAAAAGTACGATTACACCAACTTTTCAAGTCACACCAACCTTAAAACTTTGGATATTTCTCAGGGTAGAGGTGCGCCTTTATCATTTTATCCATTACAAATCGAAAAACTTATTAATCTGGAAGAGCTTGTTTTTCGTGGTTATTATGAATGTAAAAAAGACATTGATTCTTTAAAAGAGGTGTTGAACCTTCCAAAAATAAAAGATTTAGTTATTTTTCTATGCAAATCTACAAATACAATAACAGATAATGTAACTATTGGTCTAATCTTAGAAAAAGAAAAGTGGACGATAGAGATAGAAGATGAAGAAGACGACACAAAAGTTATCACCACCGATTCTAAAGAAGAATTATTAAAGTTAATTGATACCTTCGAATTGACACTTGCTGATTAAATTTTTAATGGTTCTTTAAACCATTAAAATCATAAACGTCAACCATTTTCAACTGTAGTTTAAAATTGAATTTTTTAGACCAAAAAAATATAAAATAAAACATGACTACAAAGAGCCAAGAAAAGTATCAAAAGATTGATCTATCAAGTGTTGATAGAAAAAAGATCAAACACAACCATGGGATTGAGACGAATGAAAAAATTAAAATTTATGATGAAATCAAGCACGTCAAAGAATTGTGGACCTTTCCAACCAACAAAATGAAGAATATTCGTTGTCATTGGGATCATCACGTTTTTGATGGTATTGGAATATTCTGTCCTTTGACATATAGACCCAAACAAGTAGCCAAAATTGGACAAAATGATGTCAAAGTACGAGCCAATAATGGAGCATCTGATCCAAATACCAGTTATATGATTAAAGAAAATGTTCCCACATGTAAGGATGTTTCAAACCTTGGAAAAAATTTAATCAAAATAACAGATGCCTATTACGAAGTTGATGGAGTGTTTTGTTCTCCAGAGTGCTGTTTGGCCTTTATCAACGAAGAAAAATCAAAGGTTGGAGGATCCAAATATACCGACTCTGAAAGATTGTTGCATTTTATGCTTGGATTGACTTCTCGGATTTCACCAGCAAATCATTTTAGATTGTTGTTACCATATGGGGGCAATTTGACCATAGAACAATTCCGCAACAACAACAAAATCATAAAGTATGAATATTGTGGTACAACCGTCCTTATTTCCCACTTGTTTGAAAAGAAGATCAACTTGTCCACAGATTAACCCTTTCTTTATAACCCTTTCAAGCCGCAGGCAGTGGGAAACCATACCCCGGGTATGGTTTCCTCTGACCACAAAGGCTTACCTTTCCGGGCAAATTTGCCCGGAAAAGAGTTAAGGTTAAAAATAAGCAGCAAATTGAAAAAAAATACCTAAAAAAATAATAAAAATAATAAATATATATGATGGAAGAAACCTTGAAATTTTTTGAAACTACTAGGATGTATTCCATCCTTAAAGAAATATGCGAATTGTTGGAATTAAATTATGATCTAAACGACTTTAAACAATCTTCACCATTTTGGCCATCAGACGAAACATCATATGAATGTTTCCTATCCGTGTTAGAAAACGAATATGACGTGTTTATGAGTCAAAAAATGACTCGAAGTAAGACTTGTCAGACTCGATTTGTTGTCGATGAGATCATGAACATGTTAGTAAAATACGTGCCAGATGATAAGATTGAAGCAAGCATAGATACAAGATGTGTTATATGTTTGTTCAACAAGGCTAAGATTGAGTTTAAATGTGGGCATACACTTGTTTGTCAAAAATGTTTTAATCTATTGGTTATAAGAAGCATAAAAACATGTCCACTATGCAGACATGTATTAAATTAACCCTAATATTCTATTCTACTAATTCTACTAACTTTAAAGGTGCGTGCACCTTTAAAGTTTAATAATTTATGATCAATAATTAACCACATTGGAGTTGTGGTTACAAGAACCACATGTTGTAGAACAATTTCCTCCACAGCTTG